CCTGACTCTCTTTAATCAGAGATAATGCCAGAACAGGAGATACAGAGTATAACCGATCAAACAAAGCTTTACTTAAACGTAAAGATTTGATAGATCTACTATTAGTCTGTTTCTTCTCTTCAAGGACTCAAGTTAAACGAGCTAGTGACGTGAAAGCAAGGCGTAAAGCCTCATCTTCAGTCATATTAGTCTTTAACTTATAAGTACTTTCTTGTAATATTTCACTCATAGAGTTTAATATACAATCAGTACTAGGAAACTTAGCAATACTACAAAAAGAATAGAATCTTCTATATCTATTGTATGTATTAACTGTTTCCTCAAGTCCCAAAAATCAACCTTGGGTAAGACGATAATCGATTATACTCTTTAATAGAGTAGAAACGATCATCTTCTCCTTAGGATCAAGCGAATCTATAGCCGTAGTCGTAAGACTAGGTGATAGATCCAATCCTAAGTTCAACCCAAAACAACTTACTAAGTCTCAATAGTTGGATTTAATTTTATTAATTCATTTTGAATTAATGACTTTATCCGAACTAAAGAGACCTTTAAGTTGATCTCGGAGGATCGCAAAATCTTCCACTTCGATTAAAGAGTTATTTAAAACAACATCTTTAAAAGAACGTGGGTTTCCTATCATTTCTAGTATAGATTTAGGTCCAATAGGACTTACATCTGTACCATGGTGATAGAAACGTTTTGCGAATTCACAAGATCCCGAAGTACTTACTAATGACTTAGATAGATTAATTTCTACACCTAAGTCACTCATAAGAACCAAATAGCATTTAGCTACTGCTCCGTCTCCAATGACGATATCGTCACCGAGGACAGCGTAATCTTCAAATCAATTAATTGATCCAGATCTACGCGCAGCAGCTTGTACTATTAAGTGGTGAGTAAGAGCTAGCATTGGCCACGATGATAAACATCCCATTGGCTGACCTACACTATATCTATAAGTTCCATTTTCAGAAGAAAACTTCTGATCTTTGGACTCTAGAATATAGTCTCGATCAACCAATAATGACTTTCAAAGGGGACCAATATCCTGATTATTAAATAATCATGATATTATCCTTACTTGAATTTCAATAGGAAGTCTATCAGTGGCAGCTGAAAG